AGCTGTCGGCCCGCTGGCAGATGACACAACACCGAATGTTCAACCTCAGCAGCGCCATGGGCGAAACGCTGCGACCAACCCTCATAGAGCTGGTCGACGGCTTTAACCGCATCATTGAGCGGGTGAACACCTGGGCAACTCAAAACCCCACGCTCGTCGCGAGCCTGTTGAAAGTCGCGGCAGGGATTGCAGCCCTGTCTGCTGGCTTCGGTGTCGTCGCACTCGGTATTGCCGGCGTACTTGGCCCTTTCCTCGCCGTGCGTTTCGCGCTGTCCATGATGGGGCTGAAAATCCCCACGCTGCTGGGCTTGCTAAGAGTGCTGGCCGTGGCCTTCAGCGGTGGACTGGTAACAGCCATTCGTGCCGTCAGCATTGCCCTGTGGGGGCTGGCAGCCAACCCTGTAGCGCTGGCCATCGCCGCCGTCGTGGCGGTACTTGCCGGTGCCGGCTACCTCATCTATCAGAACTGGGACCAGGTGAAGCTGTACTTCGCCAATGCCTGGACCGAGATCAAGGCCGGCTTCAGCGGCGGCATCGGCGGCATCCTGACCACCCTGGCCAACTTCAGCCCTATTGGGCTGATCTACCAGGCCTTTGCTGGAGTGCTGAGCTACCTGGGCGTAGATCTACCGACGCGCTTCACCGAGTTCGGCAACATGATCGTCAACGGCCTGGTCAACGGCTTGATGGCCGGCGCCGGACAGATCAAGGAGGCCATCACCTCGATCGGTGGTTCGACCATCGACTGGTTCAAGGAGAAGCTCGGCATCCACAGCCCGTCGCGGGTCTTTGCCGAACTGGGCGGCTTCACCATGGCGGGCCTGACGCAAGGGCTGCAATCCGGTGAACAAGGGCCGCTCGATGCCGTCTCGCAAATCAGCAAGCAGCTCACCAACGCGGGGTCGTTCGTGATGAATGCGATCACTGGCCCGTCCCCAATGGGGGAGCAACGCACCCCGGCCGAGGCTGCTGGTGTGGCTCAACCGCTTCAGGCGGCGCAATCGACCGTGCCCACGACTGCTTCATCTGGAGCTGAAACAGGAGTTCTGGCGACGTTAGCCTCCCTCGGCAAACAGTTCACCAATGCTGGCGCGTCGGTGATGAGTGCAATCGTTGGTCCCTCTGCCTCTGGAGAACAACGATCTCCCACCGAAGCGGCTGGTGTGGCTCAACCTCTCAAGGCGGCGCAATCGACCGTGGCTTCGACGGGGCCAGATGGGGCCGGTACAGGTGTTCTGGCGACGTTAGCCGCCCTCGGCAAACAGGTCACGGCTGCTGGCGCCATGGCATTGGGCGGCATCGCGGCACCCGTCATGGCCATGGGCACAGCTGCTACTCCAGCGATTGAGATCGACACCCGAGCACCCGTCACGCCACAGGCTGCCGTGACCTACGACAGTCACGACCAATACATAATCAACATCCCCCCCACCCCAGGCATGGATGCCCAGGCCGTTGCCCGGGCCGTGCGTGCCGAGCTGACCCGTATCGATCGGGAAAAGTCCGCCCGCAAGCGCAGCCAACTGTCTGACCAGGAGTAACCCGCATGATGCTCGCCCTCGGCATGTTCGTTTTTAGCCTACATACCGCCGCGTATCAGGAGATGCAGCGCCAGACTGACTGGCGCCACTCCACCAGTAGTCGTATTGGCACCAACCCTGCCCGCCAGTTCCTGGGCCTTGGTGAGGACGCAATTACCCTCCCCGGCATCATCCTGCCCGAGCTGGCCGGTACCGTCCTGAGCCTCGACGTGCTGCGCCAGATGGCCGGTACCGGCAAGGCCTGGCCCATGGTCGAAGGCACCGGCCGATTGTGCGGACTCTGGGTGATCGACAACCTGACAGAAACCAGGACCATCTTCTTTCCCAACGGGGCCGCGCGGCGGATCGAATTCACCCTGAGTCTGAAGCGCGTCGACGATGGAAGTGTTGATCTGCTCGGGGCCGCCACTGGCGCCGGCTTGAACATTGTCAGGGGGCTGCTGTGATCGATGCCGCGATTGCCCGGGTAACGGGCTATGTAAAAAACGCACTGGAGCAAGCACGCCGCGATGCCGCCTATGCGGTACCGGCGTTTCGCCTGACCGTCGATGGCAATGACATCGCGCAGTTGATCAGTCCGCGGCTGATGACCCTGGAGCTGACGGACAATCGCGGCATCGAGGCCGACCAGCTCAGCATTACGCTCAGCGACCACGATGGCCTGCTGGCCATTCCACCCAAGGGCGCCACTTTGCGACTGTGGCTTGGCTGGAGTGATACCGGCCTGGTCGACAAAGGCACCTACACCGTCGACGAAACCGAGCACAGCGGCGCGCCCGACGTGCTCAGCATTCGCGCACGCTCGGCGGATCTGCGGACAGGGCTCAAGACCAAACGCGAGCGCAGCTGGAGCAATACCACTCTGGGTGAAGTGCTGGGTGCCATCGCCAGTGGCAATAGCCTCAAGGCAACGATTGCGGAAGCCCTGGGCGGTCTGCCCATCCTGCAGCTCGACCAGGCCAATGAATCGGACGCCAACCTGATCAGTCGCTTGGGCGAAGAGTTCGATGCCGTGGCAACAGTCAAAGCAGGCTGCCTGCTGTGCATGCCGGCCGGCGGTGGCAAGACGGCCAGCGGCTTGGCACTGCCCCATATCACCCTGACCCGCGTCGATGGCGACCAGCACCGGTACCTGCAAGCCGATCGCGACAGCTACGACGGGGTGCGTGCCTATTACTACGACGTGAACAGTGCCAAAAAGCAGGAAGCCATTGCCGGCGGCGGCGAAAACCTCAAGGACCTGCGCCATACCTACAGCGACCAGCAGTCCGCTCTGCGGGCTGCCCGTGCTGAATTCAATCGGCTGCAACGCGGCAGCGCCACCCTGAGCTACACCCTCGCTCGGGGCCGACCGGATCTGATCCCGGAACTGACCTACACGCTGCAGGGCGTGAAAGCCGAGATTGATGAAATCATCTGGTATGGAGGCAACGTGCAGCACAGCCTCAGCGCCGACAACGGCTACACCATGAGCCTGGATCTGGAGAGCAAACTGCCAGAAGACACGGTGGAGGATCTGGCCGAGGAAAACAAAGGCGAGTACACCGGCATCATTGCCTACTACCGAGACGATAAGGCTGGAAAGGAAAAGACCGTGACCGCTGGCGATCAGTCAAAGCCCAAGCGGCTGCGATGGTTGTACGCCAGTGAGAAGACGGCGAAACGGGCGGTGGATCGCGAGTGGAAGAAACTACAGGAAACCAAATAAGTATAAAAACCCCGGCACAGAGCCGGGGTTCTTATTACCGCGTCCTTACTTCTGCGACTGCACGAGCACCTCCAAGATCCTCAGCACATCTTGGCGCTGCCGCTCACTCAGCTCGCGCAGAAAATGCAGGAACAGGTGCTCCAAAGGGGTAAGGGTTTCCATCATGCGTACTCCATTTCCTTGTGTTGGGCGCGGAGGCATTTGCACCACCTGACTCGCCCGGGAGTTCCCCATTCTCAGCACATTTTTGTGTGTCACCAGCCTCAAATGAAAAAACTTTGAGCCTGACTGGAACGGGAACACCACCCAGACGATCAGTCCCATCGGTGTGAACCACTTCGGAAATGTAAGTGCTGATTGCACTCGGTTTTAAAGCGCAGATTGCAACGCCATTCGCACTACTCCTTTCTATATCCATGAAAAAACCGGCCGTCGTGGCCGGTTTGCTACATCCAATTACTTGCTGCTATCGCAGCTCAAGCACTGCCCTTTTTCCAGCTTGGGTCCGCAGCTTTAGCAAACGCGCAAGCCATGCGAAACAGAACGTCACGATCCGCTTCCCCGATCTGCTGATAAACCTCCAGGAACTCCGCGACATCGCTGCTGATGCTATCGGCCAAGCGGGGTTTACGCTCACCAGTCACCACGTAGAGAACATCAACCCCTCGCTCAGCTATCGCAGCCAGGTAACTGGCATCGGGACTGCGCTCGCCCTTCTCGTAGTTGTACTGACTGTTTTTTGAAGCACCTGCTTGCGCCGCAAACTCGGTCTGATTGAACCCCAAGCGCTCGCGCTCTTCTTTAAGGCGATCACCAATTCCCACAAATGTCTCCAAAGCGAATTGACACCCACACAATTGTGGGAAATACTTCGCCTGTCATCACACGAAATCACACGAAACGAGACTATGCCGAACGCATACCCCACTGATCAAGCGTGCCAAGAGGCCAGAGGCCGCCTCGCGAGCCAAGGTATCTCGGCAAAAGACTGGGCCAAACAGCACGACCTCTCCCCTTCAACCGTCTACGCGGTTCTGAACGGCCAGAAAAAGTGTCTGCGAGGGGAAGCGCATCGAGCTGCTGTGCTTCTCGGTATCAAAGACGGCGTGATTGCAAACTAGGGCCTCTGGCTCCAGGAGGAAACCAGAAGATGAAACGCCCAGTACTAGAAACCAGACGCCAAGTAGTAAGTGCAGTTGTTTGCGCTTACCCAGGTGGTCGCGAATGCGCTGCCCCTCGCCTCGGTTACGAGCTCAAGAAGTTTGATAACCACGTCTACGAAAACGCCGGCAGCCGGCCGTTGAGTGATGATCAGATTCATCTGCTCGAGCAAGACGCGGGTACCTGTTTTTTCCCCGAATACGTGGCCTCCCTTTATGGAGGCATGTTCGTTCCCCTTGCTGCCCCTGAAACACTGGACAACATCGAGTTGTACAGCCGCTCGGTGAGCACTGCTGCCAAACGTGGCGTGGTCGACCAAATCATTGATAAAGCGTTGGCTGACGGAGTCATCGAGAAAGGTGAGGCGGCCGCCATTCTTGCTGCCCATAGCAAATACCTGAGCGCTCGCCATGCCGAGGTGCTGGCGACAATCCAACTGCACAGCAAGGAGGCCGATCAGTGAGCACCTACAAACTTGTCTGCCCCCACTGCATGGGCCGTATGCGTATTCGCACCAGCGAAGGCACCCATATCTTCCTGCGTGTGGCCTACCTGCAATGCATCAATGAGGCCTGCGGCTGGTCCGTGCGCGCCGAGTTTGAAATGACGCATGAAATGAGCCCCAGCGGAATGCCAAACCCAGCCGTAAAACTACCCGTAGCACCTTTGGCATTACGGCGTCTGGCGATGAAGTCCCCCGACGATCAGCTTGATTTGCTGGACCCACTCGATATGGAGGTTGAATACGCATGAACGCCATCACCTTGACGATCAATCCCACCAGTGACTATCGCGCCGCCATGCAACAAGCGGCCGTGGCCTACCTGTATCGCCAACGCGGACAGCACTTGTCCGGCGACCACCAGCTACTCGAAAACTGCAAACGCTACCTCACCCAGTCGCTCGAAGTACCGGAGCACCTGGTGCGGCGCATCGCCGAACTGGCAGTGGCCGAATTCGAAAGCATGACCACAAAGCGCGTAACTCGGCTGGGCATCTATCCGGCAAGCAGCGCATATCGTTACCTGGTCTGGCTGCTGGATACCCAAACCCAGAAGCGCTACCCCGTGCCGGCACGCTTCTTACCAGCGCGCTTGCTGACCTCCCGCGACACCTCGAACTAAATCTGAATCGCCCCTGATGTATGCCCGCTTTGCGTGGGTAAGGGGAAACTGCACTTTACTGGTGGCCGAAATGAGCAATATCACCATCCAACTGGAGTTGAACCAACAGCAGGCTGAGCAATACCTGCAGTGGCTCAACAGCCAGTACGACACCACCATGGCAGACGTTTGGTACTCCGATCGCTATCGGAATGTACCGCGCGGCGAGCGCGCTCCGAGGGTGCTGAAGGACATCCCGCACCTTGCCGGAATTTGTCGGACTCGCAGTGAGCTGAAAAAGCAGCTCAGCGCCAACGGCCTGGAGCGTGCGCAGTGAAGACCATGGACCATCAACTGCGCGCTGATGTATTGCAGCGGCTCGAGGCGGACTTTGGTCTGCAGCACATGGCCGGCACCCAATACATGCGCAAGGGAACCTGCCCTCAATGCAACCAGCGGCGGTTGTATTCCCGGTATGACGAGCCATGGTTCATCCGCTGCGGTCGCGAGCAAAAATGCCGCTACATGGAACCGGTGAAGGAGTTGTACAGCGACCTGTTCGACGACTGGAGCAAACGCGCTCCTGCCACCGATGATCAACCTGCTGCGAGTGCCAAGGCTTACCTGACCTTCGCCCGCGGCTTCGACGTTGGCCAGATTGAAGGCTGGTACACCCAGGAGCACTACTTTGATCGGGACCTGAACATAGGCTCGGCCACCGTTCGCTTTCCACTCGACAAGGGCGGCTATTGGGAGCGGCTCATCGACAAGCCGAACCGCTTCGGCAAGAAGAAAGCGCGTTTCAAGCCTGGCGAAAGCTACAAGGGCTACTGGTGGGTGCCACCCTGCGTCGACCTGCTACAGGTGGATGAGTTGTGGATCGTCGAAGGCATTTTCGATGCCATTGCCCTGGTGCAGAACGGCATCCCCGCTGTTGCCGCGCTTTCCTCGAACGCCTATCCAGAGGAATCGCTGAAAGCCCTGATCACCGCCCGCGCCGGCAAAACACCAAAACTGATTTGGGCACTGGACAACGAACCAGGTGCGCACAAATACACACGCATGTGGGTCCGTCAGGCGCGTGACCTTGGCTTCAGCTGCGAGGCTGCACAGATTCCTCAACCCGACTCCCGCAAGGTCGATTGGAACGATCTGCACCAGCGCTGGGCGTTCATGGAGGACGTCGAAGCCCGCACCCAGCGGATCGACAAAGAGCTGGACGATGCCAAGCATCACGGTGCCCTGCTGATCGCAGAAAGCGCCGTGGAAAAGGCCTTGCTTATGTATCAGTGGCGCGAGCGTGAAGAGTTTCACTTCGGCTTCGACTCCCGCCTGTACTGGTGGAAGTTGGACATCTCGAAGTTCAACAGCGCGATGCAGGCGCTGGATGCCAGCGATAACCACGAAGACCAGCAGCTCAACGACAAGGGTCGCCGCGCCAAGGCACTGCGCATGTCCGGCTGTGTGGTCGAGATCGCCAACTGCTACCCAAAGGCCCTGTATTTCCAACGCAACGAGATTACCGACGAGTCCTGGTACTTCTTCCGCGTCGACTTCCCCCATGACGGTGGTTCGGTGAAAAACACCTTCACTGGCGGCCAGGTCGCAGCGGCCAGCGAATTCAAAAAAAGACTTCTCGGCATGGGTGCCGGAGCCGTGTTCACCGGCAGTGGACAACAGTTGGACAAAATCATGAAAGACCAGCTTTTCGGTATCAAAACCGTTCAAACCATCGACTACGTTGGCTACAGCCGGGAGTACGGCTGCTACGTGTTCAACGACATCGCCATCCGGGAAGGCCAACTCATCACCATCAACGAAGAGGAGTTCTTCGAGATGGGTAAGCTGAAACTCAAGAGCCTGCAAAAAGGCGTGAAGATCGCCCTGCAGAAAGACGCCAAGGACTACGACTCGCAGTGGTTGAATTTGCTCTGGCAGTGCTTTGGCGCCCAGGGCACTGTCGCGCTGACCTTCTGGTTCGGCTCGCTGTTTGCGGAGCAGATCCGCGCCCGGTACCAGTCGTTCCCGTTCCTCGAAGCCACGGGCGAGGCAGGTGCTGGTAAAACCACACTGCTCACCCTGTTGAGGAAACTGCTGGGC